GCGCGTCTGCAACTGTTGCGCGATGAAGGCAAGCTGTTGACCGCAGGGCCTATGCCCGCCGTAGACAGTAACGAACCCGGCGCGGCGGGATTTACCGGCTCGACCGTGATTGCGGAATTTGAATCTCTCGAGGCGGCAGAAGCCTGGGCGGAGGCGGATCCCTATATTGCCGCAGGCGTCTACAAAACCGTTTCGGTTAAGCCGTATAAAAAGGTCTTTTAAATAAATAAATAAATCTCTATATTCATTCACTTATAATGATATGGGATTTTATTTACCTACAAAAGGGCACAAATAAGTACACAATGTTTGTGCCCTTCTTGTTTCCTGAAGTGCTTCCAATTTTGAATTGAGATACACATAACTTCTTTAACGGACGATTAGCAGATCTGCGAAACGTGTCGTATAACGAGGCGAAAGCATGTCCCTTTTCATCTGCCACTGCTGCTGGATACCCTGCCCTGCGAAAAAAAGCGTGCCCTTTCCACCCTTCGCATTGAGATGATCCAGTACTTCCATTAACTGTGCGCTGTTACGCCGTGGGGCCGCGTCGTCAAATAGGTTCAGTTGCGCCACGCCCTGACTGAAGAAATCGCCCAGCATCACGCCCGCTTTCTGGTACCGGTGGCCGTCCCGCCAGATATTATCCAGGCAGCGCACCGCGGCGTTAATAATGTCCCGGGTGTCCTGGGTGGGTGTGAGGAGTTTTACAGACACGCTGTTGCCGTAGTACGGCTCGTTGATGGCGAAAGGCGAGGTTTTCACGAAAGCAGATATGTACCGGCAGAACTGGTGCTCACCACGCAGCTTCTCCGCAGCACGCGCAGCATGGCTGCAGATTGCCTGGTGCATCTGCTCGTATTCCGTTACCCGCTCACCGAACGAACGGGAGCAGACAATTTCCTGCTTGGCCGGCGCGAACTCCTCCAGCTCCAGACAGGGTTCGCCGCGCAGTTCCCGCACGGTTCGCTCAAGCACGACGTTAAAATGCTTCCGGATAACCCACGTTGAGGTGTCAGCCAGCTGGCAGGCGTTGCTGATACCCATGGCGTTCAGCTTTTTGCTTATGCGCCGCCCCACTCCCCAGACGTCTTCCACAGGCACGATGGACATCAGCCGGCGCTGGCGATCGACATTCGACAAATCGACGACGCCACCGGTCTGCCGTTGCCATTTCTTCGCGGCGTGGTTCGCCAGCTTTGCCAGGGTTTTGGTCTGGGCAATGCCGACGCCCACGGTGAGGTGGGTATTCTGCAAAACCGTGGCGCGGATTTCCTTTCCAAAGTCCTCCAGGTTCCGGCAGTTACGCACGCCGGTGAGATCGCAAAACGCCTCATCAATGGAGTAAATTTCGACGCGGGGGCTCATGATTTCCAGCGTCGTCATCACCCGGTTCGACATATCCGCGTACAGCTCATAGTTGCTGGAGAACGTGGCCACGTTATAGCGCCGGAATAAATCGCGCTGCTTAAAGAACGGCTCACCCATCGTTATGCCGATTTCTTTGGCCTCGGCGCTCCTGGCAATAACGCACCCGTCGTTATTCGAGAGAACAACGACGGGCCGCCCCTTTAAATCGGGTCTGAACACCGTTTCGCACGAAGCGTAAAAGCTGTTCACATCGACAAGGGCAAACATTTCAGTTTGTCGCTTTAACGATGTATGTCACCACGCCGAATACGTCCAGCGTGTCCTCGCTGCCCACGAAAATAGGCGAATAGGCGCTGTTCATGGGATTAAGCTGAACGGTCGGGCGCAACTGCAGGCGCTTAACGGTGAATTCCCCGCCCACCGCCGCGATCACGATATCCCCGTGTTCCGCTGTCCTGGAACTGTCTACCACCAGCAGATCGCCGTCACTGATACCTGCTTCAATCATCGAATCCCCCGCCGCCTTTACAAAACAGGTCGCGCTGGGATGCTGGATCATCAGTTCATTCAGATCGATGCGTTGTTCGACATAGTCGGCGGCGGAAGACGGAAACCCGCACTGGACAAGGTCACCGTATAGCGGCAGCGCGACAATGCCGCGCAGTTCTGCTGGCGTGTAAAATTCCATAAAAATCGTCTCCTGATAATTATACTGTTTTTATATACAGTGGTTTTTATCTCAGAAGAGATTAATGTGCAGACGCCTATCGATAATTACTTCTGGGGCTGTTCAGACCAGTCAATTTCTGGCACTGGTTCCCTCCTGGCCTCGCTGGATAGTCATCACATCGACCGTTCGCGCCGTGACGTGGACAATTTCAGCATGACAACCCGTTGCAGCATCAACGAGTGTAAGTTTGAATTAACTCGTTCCGGTATTAACGGTGTTCGATGTGGCAGATGAGCTGATTCCTGCCGCAAGCACAGTCTGCGCATTGTTAGCGGCCAGCAGAGTGAGTGCCATTTATCCTCCGGGATTTTGGGCAATAAAAAACCCCACCGGAGCGAGGTTTTTTTATTTGGTGTGAAGGTGGCATATCTACAATCACCACTGTTTTTTGATGTCTTCTTCAGTCATTTAACGCGGAATATATTTTTGTAATTCTTGATATATTCTTCTGGCGAAGCCCTGCATTTCATCTGGAAAGATTCATCAAATGCGTCAGGGTTGTTCTTTATATCCATTACGCCACCAGTTTTAACCAGACCTTTGACGATATCTCTGTATTCATTGTGATCGATAAGAAGTAGTTCCCCTATATCCTTATCACCTGAATACTGTCCGCTGACAGCATCATTTGCGGCGTTAATAAGCAGCAATGATGAAGCAAAGCACATGTCATAGATATTCTCGTCTGTGGGTTTTAATCCGGTAGACCTGATTTCATTTACTTTATCTTCAAACTGTTTCTTGTCATTTGCAGACGGCGTGTCAACTCCGGCAGCCACGGATGCGGAGGTATTCAAAAAAAACAAAGTAAGCATTGCCAGCAATGTCGATTTCATTATTCAGTCCGATGCTATCATTCCTTTCTGCAGTCTACATGAGTCACCCAACAATAGTAACGGTCACTGGCTGATAAAACAGCATGTGAAGCAATCCGCTGTCGAAAGCCTGTCTGAACAACGATGCATAGCCATACCCGTTGCTTTTTATAAAAACACTGGATTTCTGATTGCATGACCGACTGTTAAATAGCTGCGTAATGTAATGCGGAAGTTAGCTTTCTGAACCCTTTAATAATGGAAATACTCGCTCCTCCACCATTTTCTTCGGTTCTTCCATGCTTGATTTAAGTGCTTCAATTTCGAGCTGTTGTGAAGTGTTTTCCTCCACCAGCGACTGCAGCACAGCATGGTGAACCGCAACCATTGAGCCCGAGTCCCCAGCTTCTACTGCTAACACATCATCAATAACTGTGCCGTCATCCAGCTCGCGCGAACCAGTGTTGATCACGGCGTCCGGGAAAAACCTGGCGATGTCATTCGCGATGACGCCCATGCCGAAACGTCCCTCTGCGCCTTTATGCCGATACCTCCAGGTGGCTGCCCTGATTCCCATCAGAACATCGCGAGGGTTCTGTATAGGCGCAATGTCGTTTTTGACACGTTCGTCAGAACCAGAGTTAACCCATGACTCGCTTGCGATGGCGTTTCCTGTCTGGCTAAAAGTATATGTACCGATGCCACCAGTGACCCCGGCGATAACGAAGCGGATGGCATGCGTACTGGTTACGTAATGCTGAATACGCGAAAATGACCCGTCCGAGGCGAACATTTTTGCCAACGTGTTTACGAAAAGGTCGTTGAAGGCCGGAAGAACCGGCTCATGTTTAAACAGCTCTGGCAAAAATTCCTGGCTAGTGATGACTTCGCTGACCTGGCGCCACGTACTCAAAAAGATTATCACGCCCACGAAAAGTACATTCTGGCTGTGTTTGGTGAAGCTGAAGCCAAATCGATAAAACCTGAACATATACGTCGATAGATGGATGCGCGTGGTAAGAAAAGCCGCGTCCAGGCTAATCACGAACACAGCTCCATGTCCCGTGTGTTCCGCTGGAGTTATCAGCGCGGGTATGTGCCCGGCAACCCCTGTGTCGGTGTTGATAAATATCCAAAACCCCTGCGCGATCGTTACATCACCGATGAGGAATATCTCGCGATTTACAAACACGCCACGCCAGCTGTTCGGGCAGCTATGGAAATCGCTTACCTTTGCGCGGCACGTGTTTCCGATGTTCTGAAAATGGACTGGAATCAGATAATGGATAAAGGAATATTCATTCAACAAGGTAAGACTGGTATTAAATAAATCAAAGCATGGTCTGAAAGGTTGCAT